CCCGCCTGCCAGTTCGTGTTGAAGTTCGCCGTGGCGTCGCCCTGCATCCCGGCGGCGAATGGCGATCCGGCCACTCCCGCCTGCGACGAGGCGATCGACTGCGCGTCCTGCGCGCTCTTGAGCTGGTTGTTGTACATCGCGGAGGTCGGATCGAAGCCGCTGGCGATGATCGACGGGGCCATGCCGTTCAGCGTCGAGGCGTTGTTCATGCTCGTCTGGCCCGCACCGTAGCCCGCAGCGGAAGCGGCGTTGACGCCAGTCTGCGCTGGCGCGGCATAAGGGTTGTTCGCCACCGCGTTGTAGGTGTTGTTGAACCCGGTATTGGCGGTGTCGTAGGTGCCTTGGTTGCCAGCCGTGAGGTTGTTCAGCGTCGAGGTGTAAGACGCATCGGCGCCGGCCTGGTTGGCCGGGGTGTATGCCATTGGTGCCGACGATCCGCCCATCTTTGCCTCACAGAAGTTTGCAGTAAAGGTTCTCGAAGTGCTTGTAGCCCAAGACAGAGAGCAAGTCACCTACGGTGTGCTTGCCGCCGATCGGGGCCAGTTTCGTGTGGTATATGACCTTCACGACGCCCATCGGCTTGAGCAGCGCCTCGGTGCCCTTGACCAGTCGCACGCCCGCTGTACCGCGCTGTTCCGGGTCGACGTAGATGACATCGTTCACCGCGTGCAGCGTCGAACGGTAGTGGATGTGCGGGTGGACGCACATAGAGTTGTAACCGATCAGCCTGCCGTCCCTGCGCAGCGCGGCGGTCCAGAGTATCTTGTCGCGCTCAAGCTGGCGGGCGCGATCCCAATCCGGGTCGAGGGGGATGCGCTCGCGGTCCATCGCCACTTCCTGCCAGTGCTTGAACAGCAGTTCCTCGACGCCCTCGTCGAGCAGCCTGCCTATCGGCTCCCAAGCGAGCGAGAGAGTCATGCGCGGGCTTAAGCCCACACCCCCAACACGGCCTGCCCGTTAACCGCATCGACGGTCACGCTAGCGGGCAACGCCATGGTATCCGACACAGACGGGTCATTGATCGAGAGATAGAAACATCCCGCAACACCCTTCGCCGGGGTCGTCGCGGTGCTGCCATCGGGGGCCGTAAAGGTCTGCTCGGGCACGGCAGGCAGTGGCCCCAGCGCGTTGGGGTAAACCATCACCGGCACGTTGCCCACCACCTTAATAAGCATGGCGGCGAGCGAGGCTTCGGATTGCGAGGAAAGATAGATAACGGCCATTGTCAAAATCCTTGCAGTTTGGGGCCGACATATTGCGCAGCATAAAGTGCCTGTGTTTGCAGGTGGCCAAACAGCGAGTTAGCCCCGCTGCCCGACTGGCCCATCTGGATCGCGGTCGAGTTGTTAAACCCGCCAGAGTAACTGGCGTTCGTCACAGGCGTTGCCCGATTGAGCGAGACAGCCAGACCCGCAGGCCCCCAGCTGACGGAGGCCTTGAACACGACGCCGGGCGTGACAGTGCCCACGCTGGTTGCCGTATTGGTTCCATCAGTGATGGCGACATTGCCGCCACTGGTGACATAGGCGAGGTATTTACCCGCAGCGGTAGAAGCCAGCACCTGCGTAAGCCCCGTGCCTTCCACGCTGGCCGTGATGACCATTGTGCCCTGCGTGCCGATGCTAGGGGCGGTGAGGTAAAGTATATCGACCGCGCGGGTGGCCGCCGCGCTTGTAGTGGTGATTGGGGTGGTCGAAAACGCTCCGGCCTCGCATTGGTAATTCCAGAAGTATATATACTGCCCGGTGCCGGTGTAAGCCGCGCCCCCCGCGCGCGAGGCCGTGTTGGTGTTGTTCGTGAAAAGCAGGCTCATCGGGGCAGTGCCCCCGGTCACGGTCGTCGCAACGAGGGTGATATAGTACCAGCCGCCGCCTAGTGAGGCTATGTAGGGAGTGCAGCCAGATGAAAGACCTACGGCCCCGGTGGTCAGATTGAAGTTGGCCCACGCGGTGCTGGGTACGTTTCCGGTCATCTGTATCCACGAGGCTGTGCCCGCCTTGACCACAAATCCATGGGCATACTGTGTTGTCGCAGCAACGGTCAGGCCGTTGCTGATGTAGTGGTAGTTGAGGCTAGTGTCCTCTGCCACCTTCCACCCGGACAGATTGCCGTCAGGCCCTGTGGTCTGTGCCGAGGTCACCGTAGCCGCAATTTTTGACCATGCCGCGTTGTTGGACGGGTCTTGCGAGTAGGGGGCTACGTTCGTCGCCTGCCCCTCGACCAGAAAACCCATCGGCGTTCCGATGCTGGTGGGCGAATAGTCGAAGCGGGGGGCGTTGTTTGCCGCAGACGCTAGATTACCCGCCGCATTGGTATAGGACGCGCTAGACGCCCGCGAGAAGGTAATGCGCGGATCAAGCGTCGTGCTGGTCAGGAAGTTGAGCGAGAGGGACGCCAGCGGGCCGCCGGCGGACCTACGGTTATGCCGCCCGAGCCCCCGGCGCATTTCAGACCCCCGCGCCGACCGATAGGATCAGCTCGCCGCCTGCGGTCTCTGCAATATACGCCAGCGTCCCGCCCGGTTGCGGAACGGCGAATACCTGTGTGGTCCCCGGAGCGACGGCGATCACGCCTGCCGTCCACGTCCCCCCCGTGGGGACCGCGACAGCCGCCCCCCATGCGAGGTAGACGGTGTTCGTCCCGCCGTTGTAGACCTGCATCGCGCCGCCCCCGCCGGGCACACTGGTCGTCTGCGAAGACGTGGTCGATGTTAGAACGACGGTGCTTGAAGGCGCAAAAGATTCAAAGGCCATTGGGGTCTCCTGCGGCTAGTGCCAGTTCCAGAACGAGTTGGTGCGCCGAGTTGGGCGCGTTGAAGTTGCTGCGCGATGACGGCGCACGAAGGTCAACAGCGGTGGCCACCCACGGTAGGGGGGCGATCGCCTCGTTGCCCGAGTAAATCCGGAACCCCGGCGCGGGTGCGAGCAGAGCCTCGACCCGCATCAGACCCTCGATCACCTCCTCTCGACCCCATGCCTCGTACCCGTCCGGGTCAAAGGCGACGATGTAAGCGTTCAACAGCTCGGGCGCGCTGGGAAGTTCTGCCAAGCGACGCTCGACCCGCTGCAAAAACGCCTGCGCGCTAGTCCACGCCTCAAGGGTTTCCGACCGCTCCTTGTCGCGCAGCAGGTCGAGATACCGAACCCCGGTGTGCCGGGAGTTCGTGCTCTCGACCAGTGCGCGCTTATGCTTCCCAACATAGGAAGCAAACAGGTTGGCGAGATCGTAAAACCCAACCGGCGTGAAGGCGCTCACGCAACCCGGCCCCCGGGCACCTGAACCTTCGGCGCCGGATCGGTGCGGCCGATTTCGCCAGCGCCCATCTTGGTTGCCATCTTGTCGATGGCGTAGCCGCTGGGGGCTTTGGGGCTGTTGGTGGTCACGCCCGCGAGCATCCCTGAACTCTTCTTCATGTCAGTGTCCCTTCGGCGTGAAATGGGCCGCCCAACCTATGAACGACCAGAGGGCCGCCAACCCGGCGGCGATGGCTGAGATTACCTTGACCACCCTTAGCAGGCCCGTGGCCAAGCGCCAAGCCTCGACGAGATCGTGGACCCCGTCGCGGAGCTCCGTGACCTCGGTGCGCAGCGCCGCGACCTCGGCTTCGAGAGCGGGCAGCCCCCTCGGCGTCACAGGTTGTCCTCCCAGCCGAGGCAGTAGAGATATGCTACTGAATNACTCGACGCCCAATAAATGTTGGTCCCTTGGTATTCAAGCCACGCTTCTACTNGGTTGCCTTCCGAATTGTTGCCCGCATTATTGTAAGGTTGCAGGGGGCCGCCGCCGTTCGGACCCGCGTATCCGGTATAATTTGTGCTAGAGAAGCCAAATCCAGCGCCAGATGTTTGCTGCTGGGAACCTAGAATACCAACAAGACTTGCTGTTGGCGGGGCGCTGGATGCGAGGGAAACAGCTACAGGAGAGTAGGTTGCCCCGGACCACGTCCCTGCTACGCCGCTGGCCAGAGTGGGCCATGTGGTGAGGTTGCTGCCCGCCAACAGGACATACCGCACCCGCCGGCCGTATTGTAGCGTTTGGAGCAGATAGTAGGGGCTGGCTGCCTGCGACCGAACCGCGCCAACACGGGCCGCGAATGTGTATCCGCTCGGGAGCGCTGGCGCGGTAGAGGAGAGCGAGAACAGCCCCGCCGTGGTCGCCGTCGTCGGGTTACGGATGACCCATACGTAATACCACGTCGAGGCCGCAAGCGTGCCCGTGTCTAGGCCGTTTGCTCCGCTTGCGTTGATCGCGGGCGAGACGCTGACGTTCTTCGCCACATAGACGCCGCCAGCCGAGTTCGTCAGAACGACGCTGGCGGCGGTGATGATCGAGGTGAAGTTGTTGACGCCCTGTGTGGCGATCTTGAGGGACGTGAACCCCCCGATGGGCGCCGACGCAGCCGGCATACTGTCGGCGATGACCTGCCAGCCAGTGCCGTTGCAAGAGAGCGTCACAAATTGCCCCGGCGCAACTAGCAGCGTGTTCACCGCCGGACCTATCGCGGGCGTGATCGTCTCGGCGGCGTTGCCCGCCACCGTGCCGCCGTAAAGGCCCCCAAGAAAAATCATGGTCTGGTTGGGGGCCGTCGAAGACGCGGGGAGCGTGGCCGTTACGGAGGCAGCGGTGAACTGCGCTACGCCGCAAAGTTGGGCGAGCGTCAAGGTAGTGTTCGTCGCCAGTGCAAGCACCGATCCCGGAACGGTGGCAAGCTGCTTGGTGACGCCGTTGAACTGCGCGAGGAAGCCTAGAGACGTCGACCATAGGTCGCCATTGACCGGCGTAGTCGGCGCGACGCCCGCGGGTATGTTGAGCCCCGCGTTGCCCGTGGCGGACGCCTCGGTGACGAGCTTCCCGAGCATCGTCCCGCCGGCCAGCGCAAGATAGGTGGCGGACAGCCCTGTAATCTGGCCGTAGGTCGCCGCGTCGGTCGAAGCCGACCCGGCGGCGAGGTTGTGGATTTGAGAGCCGAAGGCGTTCATGCCCGACCCGCCGCCCGTATCGAGCAGCGCGCGGTTCAGCGCCGCCAACAGCGTGTTGTAGTTGGCCATGACCAGCGGCGCGTCGGTGGTCTGGCCGTTGGTGAGGGAGTTTGGGAGCGTCAGCCCATTTGCAATTCCGGTCATAGCTTCCTCACTGCAAGGCCACGTTCCAGCCTACCGGCTGGACTTTGGCGTAGATGTTTCCGATCAGTTGTCTGCCGTTTGACGTTCCCGTAACGGTAATCGAAGCCTGCCGAAACACAAGTGGCTGGGGCCACAGGACAGGGAGTTCGCGCAGGTACGCCGCCGCAGCGCCCCACAGCGCCACCCCCCACACACCGGAGCCCCACACTGCCGGAACGCCTGAGAACCCGCTGACGGAGGCAGCACCCAGAGTTGCCCCCCGATCGTCGACCGCCGAGACAAGCAGGGAATCGCTCGCCAATATCGCCAGCGCAATGCTCGTCTGCACGACCTTGTTATACCCACCTGCCCGGTTGTCCGGGAGCAGCGAGGTCTGAAAGGTCCACGTCAACGGGCTCCCGTTCTCGGTATACGACGACGAGGCCACGGGCAGCACGCCCGATTGCCACGCGACTCCGTTGGCCGCCCATGGCACCCCGAGGAAGGACGAACCGCCCGGGTATGCCGCGACCACCCGCATGGCGCAGGTGTGCGGGCCGGTCCATTGCTGGCTTTGAAAGTTGAACCAGTATTCGTAGATCGGCTGCGTCGGCGCTGCGGTATTCTGCACCGTGATCCGGTAGATATCCTCGGCATAGTCGGCGCACATACGCGAGGGGTACAGCGCGTTCAGGAAGGGCACCACGACGCCGGCGCCGCCGGAGCCTATAGGCTCCGACAAGGTGCCCGTGAGCCCGAGCAGGCGCATCCCGTCGATCGCCATGAACGCGACACCGTAGGGGGTCTGCGCGATCGAGTTCGGCGCCAGCGTCCCGACCGACCCGGCCACGGTGTTCTGCGCGAGGTTTGCCGTCGCAGCGTCGCCTGTGATCTGTGTCAGCGCGTTCGCGCCCTTGAACACGGTCAGCGACTGCTGGACGCCGCCGGTGAGCTGGGAGGTCAGTGGCACCGACGCGATCGCGGTGATCGGGGTGCTGTCGCCGATGACCAGCGCCTGCGAGGCGAGGCTGACTTGCAGCGGCTTGAGCGGGTCGCTGTAGACGAGGTAAGGCCCCAGCCCGAAATACGCGCGGCCATTGAACCCCGCCACGGCGGTCGGCACCTGTGACAGCGGGTTGGTGTTGGTATTGCCGGCGCCCCACAGCGGCGCGGCAAACGTCCCACCAGCGGCCGTCAGGGAGACGTTGTTGGCGCTGGCGCTGGCGTTGGCCGACAAGGTTATGGTCCCGCCGCCGGAGAAGTTGATTGAGGTGCCCGTCGCGGTGGTGAGGGCCGCTTGGCTGATTGTGACCGTCGTCCCCGAGACGTTGGTCACATAAGTCCCAGCGAGGAACGCGGGGCCTGTCACTGACATGCCCGCGATCACGCCGGACGTGCTGGCCACGGTCGTGATGGTCGTCGTGGCATTGACGTTGCCGGTGGTGTTCAGACTGAACGTGCCGTTGACGCAGGACTTGACGTAGGTGCTGGCCGGGATGCCCGCGCCAGTCACGAGCTGCCCCGGCTGGATGCCTTGCAGGATCGGCGCCGAGGAGCCCTGCGTCGTTACGACGCCGGTGATGACAGGGGAGCCTGACGTCGTGTTCCCGAGGACGGTCTGCGAAAAGCTGCTGATATCCAGCCAACCAAAGTACGGATTGGCGCCGCCGGCGTAGCCGGGGTGCAGAAACAGAATGAGCGAGTTTGTCACCGCGCAGACGACCGGCGGGGTCCAGTCGCCGGTACTCGCTTGGGTGGCCGGGAGCAGCCCCGACGCCACACCCGTCAGGGTGACGAACGCTGACGCCGCGAGATCATAGCAGAACGGCGCGTCCTTGCCCGCGTACGTGGCCGACGAAATCCAGCCGTAGGCCCGCGTGCCGACGACGATCAGCGCGCTGACGATGCCGTTCGGGTTGATCGAGGTAAAGTCGATCGCGGTCGTGCCTGCTGGCCGGGGTGTGTAGACGCCGCGCGTGCCGTAACTGGGGACCAGGTTCTGCAAAACGCGCATCGACCCTTCGGGCGCGTTTGTCCCGTCGAGGCTGTCTGTCACCCCGGCCGGAGTGAAGATGACGTTGCGGGCGTCGCGCAGGGCCACGGCTCAGAAGCCGATGGTCTTGGTGGTGGGCAGCCGGTTGTAGTTCTGCCCAAAGTATCGGCGGTCCAGTTTGACGCGCAGCGAGCGGTCAGACGAATCGTCTTTCAGCTTGAGATACTTGTTCAGGACGCCCTCGGCCCGCTCGTGGAACATCTGCGCCCGGCTGTCGTCGGTGAGGTCCATCATGTGCGCCGTGGTCTTGGTGTCGAGGTAGTCGGTGTTCGGGAACCAAGGCACGGTGCTGCTGCTCTCGGGCGTCGAGATATCCGGCATCTGCTGGTAGAACCGGACCGTCAACGGATACACCCCGTTTGGCGGCGGCCAGACATACATCGCCGGAGGCGACTGGCTCATGTCTGTCGCGAACATAGTTGGGATGGACTGCAGGCCGGGCTGCTGGATCAGCGCATCGAACTCGGCGAGGTCGATCGCCACCAGCGGGTAGGGCACGTTGTTGTAGGTGACGAACACCTCGCCGGGCAGAGTGCGGAGATAAGTGGCCGGCAAGTTGTACGGCCCCGAACCCGAGGCGATGTTCATCACCACGACCGACTTGGCCACGTCGAGGTCAAAGGTCTGGCAGAGGTCGGACAGGATCGCGTTGAGCGCCATCCCGGCTTGCGGCAGCATCCCGGGCGCGCCGGCCTTCTGCGTGGCAGACACACAAATCTGTTGCGCCTGCCACGCCATGGGTCAGCCTTCCGCTACGGTGGCCAGCGCCGCCAGCTTCTCGCGCAGCTTGTCGAGGTGCTGCGTGTGCCGGGAGATGGTCACGTTGATGTTGCCTCGATGCTGGGCGCGCTCGGCTTCCAGCTTTTCCTTTTCCATTCGCAGCCCTTCGAGGGTCCGCTTGTGGTTCTCGGCGTCGTGCGCGGCCTTGCCCGCCAGTCGGTCGCGACCGTTCAGCTCGGCCAGTTGCTCGGCGACGTAACCGGCCTGCACGTCGATGCGCGCCAAATTGACCTGGTGCTCCGCGTTCAACCGATCCACGTCATCGCGCAGGTTCTGCAAGGTGCGCTCGCTGTCCTCGATGTCGTCGCGCAGCTTCGCGGCCTTGGGCTTGGCCTCCTGCCGCTCGGCAGCGGCGACCAGTTTGTCGAGCAAGGCGTCGACCTCTGCCTTCGGCGCGTCGCGCGAGACATAGGTGGTCATCTTGACCTGACGGGTGTCGCCAAGGGCGGATGCAATTTCGATCCCGAGCGCGGGTACGTCCTCGTTCGCGCTCATGCTGCGAAGCCCCCGACCTTGGCCGCGAGCGCCGGATCAACCGGGACGACACCCTTCTTGGTGATGTGCTGCGCATGGCTGCGACGGTAGGCTTCCTGCGGGTCTTTCCCGTCAAGCTGCGCTTGGTGGATGTAGCTGCGGAACATCATGTCGCTGATGGTCGCGGCCTTGTGGCGCGGGAGGGTGTAGGTCGACCCGTGGAAGAACTGCTCTCCGTCGATGATGAGGCGGTCGGTGTACTCGGCCACATCAATGGTGAGCGTCACGGGTTCGTCCTGATCGACCGCGCCGGTCAGGGCGTTACGCTCCCGCCGAATCTGGTCCATGCTGTCAGCGATCAGCTTCTCGCGCGCGGCCTTGCGCTCGGCGTCCGCCAGCCGCTTCTCGGCTTCGGCTACCGCCGCGTCGTATTCCGCGTTGGTCAGGACCGGGTGCTTGCGCTCTTCCTCGACCGGCTTGCGGGTGCGCGTCGCCTTGGGCGCTGCGGCTTCCGCCGCCTCACGCGCCATGCGGGCGTCAATATCTTCGTCTTCGGGCATGAATATTTCCTCCAAAGGCCAAGGGGCCGATGCGGGTTTAACCCCGCACCGGCCCTCTGTCCAGAGTGGCGGCTTAGCCGAAGGTGCCGTTGGTCGACGCCGTGGACTCAATGCGCGCAGCGAACTGCGTGTTGAGAATGATCGTGCCGTAGAACGCCTTCCAGGTGATGACCCGGAGCTGGTTGAACGGGTCCGACTTGTCGGGGTCCTTCAGGTAGGCGAACTTCGGATCGTCGAGCACGACCTGACCGTAGGCGCCGCGACCGAACACGAAGGTCGGGAACACGGTGATGCCGGTCGCGGGCGCGGCAGGCGGCACCTGCGCGTTGCCGAGGGCAGTGATGACCACGGTCTGGTTGCCGGCAAGCTGGGTAGCCTGCCCGGTCTGGGGGCCGTAGGTCGGACCCGAGGCGCAAGCGCCAAGGTTGACCGGGCTGGCCGTGGTGCCCACGTACACGCTGAAGGTGAAACCCGCCAGCGTGGGCAGCGTGACCGAAATCGACCCGGTAGCGCCGGTGACGGAGATGCCCGCCGACACCTGGTAGATACGGCTCTCGTACTGGTTCTGCGTGTCGCTGGCCGTCACCTGCACGTAGTAGGTGTTGGTCGCCATCGACCCGGCCGTGCCAGCGGTGCCGGTGATCGCCGCCACCCCGGTGAAGGTCGGGATGAGGTTCGACTTGCAGAACCGGGTTTCGGCCCACTCGCCGGCCTCGAAGTTGTACAGCCGATTGATGTCGCTGTACGACCACGCGGTCACCACCGTCGAGTTCTGCCGGAAGTCATTCACCACCAGCGGGTGAATGATCGCGGCGTAGTGCGGGTTGGTGCGCGGGTCTTTCGAGGCGTTGGCGCCGCCGCCATCGACCGAGTTCTTCTGGTCGGTCTGCTCGTCGCCCATGAAGCGCGGGGCGCCAATGGTTTCGAGGTTGGCGGTGGTGCGCGAGACGGTCGCCGGGTCGAGGTAGTCGGTCGACTGAAGCGAAGCGCGCGAGCCACGGAAGTTGACGTAGTTGACCTGCGTGAGCGCCATCAGGTTGTTGAAGGTGTTGCGCTCCAGCGTTTCCCCCATCTGCAAGCCGACCAGTTCGGTGGCCTTCGAGAACAGCGGGTGGAAGACGGTCATCTCGGCAACGTCGGTGATGACGACCTTGTCACCCCACTGCTGGCAGACAGCCGACACCTGCCCGATCGTCAGCGACTGGCCGAGCGGAGGGCCAACGCCTTCCGCAAGCGGCTGGTAGGGCAGCGCGACGCGGTTATACCGGGTCGCGGTGTAGGTGGTGCCCCGGCCCTTCTCAAGGCGCAGCGGGTCGCCGAACTGATACGCGACAAGCTGGCGCCGCGCGAGTGGGAGAGTTTCTTCCTGGATGAACGCGACGACGTCCGAAGAGAAGTTCGCCGCAGTGTTATTACCGGCCATTGTGATCCCCTTTCGGGGCACAATGCCCCGTTAGATGTTAACGTCTCGCAGACGATCCCGAACCGAAGAGGTCTTGCCCCCCTGACCGCGAACGTCTGACCCGGATGTGACGGGCGCGGCCCGTTCCCGGGACACGTTCGCCGCAGCGGCTCTTGCCTGCGTTGCTCTCGCCTTGCCCGCGCCGTTCAGGATTGCCTGACCGATCACGTAGGAGGCGATCACTTCGCGCGGCGGTGGTGTTCCGCCATTCCGAATCTGCTCTGCGTAGAGTTTCTCGACTTCGGCGCTGACCTTGGCAACCGCTGGCTTCGTGGCACATATGGCCGCGAACGCGGCCTTGTCCCCCTGGTCTGCGATGCTTCGTTCGAGCCGGGCGACAACCCCAAGAGTGCGCTGCTCGGTCTGGCGGGCGATGTGCTCCGCACGTTCCCAAGGCTCCATCTGCGCGAGGCGCTGTTGCTCTTGGGCTTCGGAAGACTGGCGCTGCTGACCTGAAAGGAGGGCTTGCAGTTCCCGGCGAGAGGCTTCCGCTTCGGCTCGGGCAGCGGCGGCTTCCTGCGCATAGGTGTCGCGCTCGGTTGCCAGTCGCTGGATACGGGCGCTACCCCGTGAAGGCTGCTGCGCTCCCTGTTCCCCTTGCTCGCCCGGCTGGTGCTGCGCACCGTCAAGGTCTGCGTTGTCCTGATCGTCAAGATCGAGGTTTTCGTCGAGGGCGTCAAAATCGTCGCCGCCGTCGAGGGGCAGGTCGTCATCGTCCATTATCTTCTCCTAGCCGGTAACGCCGGCAAGTCAGGGTTGGTGAGGTAACGGCCACCAGTCAGGGTCGCAGGATTACCGCGAGGAAGTCTTAGATGTCAAGCTACTTGCGCGGCATCTGCGGCGCGCCCGCCGCCGCCATCTGGTCGGGGTGGATTTGCCCCGGGGCGCCGGGTTGCGACTGCGGGGGGCCCGGCTGGCCGCCGGGTGCGGGGCCGCCCGGGGCGCCGCCCGGTTGACCGCCTTGGGCCTGCTGCGCCTGTGCCTGCTGCTTCATCTGCAACTGGTGCTGGTGCTCGCCCATGTGTTTGCGGATCGTGCCGTGGGGGTCCATCGTCTGCTGCATCGCCTGCATGTGCGCTTGCAGGTGCGCCATGTCGTCGTCGCCAGCATGGACCTGCACGTTGAACCCGTGCTCAAGCATCTGGTTCTCCACCAGGGGGTCGACGCTGATCGGGTCTTCCTGACTGAACACCAAGGGGGCGATGCGTGGGCCGAAGACGTTCTCGAACATCTGCGTGATGACCGGAGCGAGGTTCAGCTTGTAGCCCGGATATTGCTGGGGCGGGATGCCGCGCACCACGTTGACCGCCGCGATCTGCTGCTGCATCTGCGCCGCGTTGCGCGCCGCCTCGACGCCGAACCAGCGAAAGTCGTACCGGCGGTGCAACTGCTGCGGCTCGATCTCTTCCATCACGACCTTACGGCCGACCTCGCCGAAGCCCCGGATCGTCAGCGCGTTGTCGCGGTACTGGTGGTCGTACTCGATGATGCGCGACAGCAAGGGGGTCAGGATATTCTCTTCAATGACCTCGATCGCCGAGACTGTGGTCAGCACGTCGACTTGCTGCTCCTGCGCCACTTCGGCCTGACTCATCTTCTTCTTGCCGCCGGTGGTGCCGGGGATCATCGAAGGGTTGACACCGAGGGTCTGGAATATCTGCGCGCGCACCTCCAGCACGCGCTCGAACCCCTCGCGCCACATCTCGGGCACCTTGGCGAACTGCGTGTCCTGCGGGCTGGTCAGCCAGACTGCGAGCGGGCTGTAGACCATCGTCGACACGCGCGGGTTCTTGGCCGGGTCAGACATGATGATAGGCGCGGCTGAATAGTGGGCGCTATCCGCCGCCTCGTTGGTCATGTCGTTGGCGAGTATCCAGAAGTCGAGGACGTCGGCCACGGGCGCGCGCCCGTTAAACACCCCCGCCTGCTTGTCGACCGCGACCGAGAGAACCGGAACCTGGTCGCACCAATACGGGCACCGGCGGACGGACAGGACGTGCTCGCGCCCGGCGGCGTAGATGCGGCAGAGGCGGCGCTCGCCGCCACCCACGTCCATCTTGGCCCACGTCTCATACACGTATGCGACCTTGTCGTCGTGCTGAACCTTGACGCCCGCCGCCTTGCCCTGCTCCTTGGCGGTGTCCTGACTGCGCGCGCGGGGGTTGTTGCCCATAGCTTCGAGCAGTTCGTCCGCGCCCTTCGACGATATTTCCTTCTTCGCCTTGCGCCGCTTGATCTCTGCCTTCGACCAGCGACGCAGGATTGTCACCGACCCGCCTGTCTCGATCGCGTGTTCGATGCTGCGCGCGGTCAGCGGCAGGATGAGCAAGTCATTGTCGAGCAGAACCTCGACCACCGGGCCGGCGTCCGTGACCTCCTTCGTCTCCATGTCGTCGACCGGCTCGGCCACGTCCTCGGGCACCTCCAGGCCTTCGACCTCGACGGGCTTCCTGATCTTGCGGGTGACCTCGCGGGTGATCTCGTCCCACCCGACGTAGATCGAGTACTGCCCCTCGCAGTCGCCGTTGACGCACAGGGGTTCGACGATCTGTGTCTTCAGCTTGAGCCGCCGGATGTAGTATTCCAGCAGGGAGATTGTGGCGTGGGGGATTTCGCCATCCTCGGTGACGACCTCGACAAACTTCGACGACGGCGGGAACAACTGGTTGGCGAAGCGGGTCTTGCGCGCCTCGACAGCGTCGTGGATGAAGGGCGTGCAGACCTGTGACGTGCCCGAGTAGAACTGCCGGTCGGAGAGGTTGTTGTTGTAGGCGTCCCAGTGGTCGCGGTTCTCGCTGGCGCGGTCCTTCTTGCGCTCGAAGCCTTTGTCGACGTCGCCAATAATCTCCTCGGCGTCCTCGCGGATCGCCTTGCGCCGGGTAAGCTCGGCGTCCCGACCCTTGGCCTCGGGCGCCTTGTCTTCCTCGTCGAGCGTCGGTTGGGGCGCGAGAGCGTCTTCGTCCATGGTCATCTCCGGGCGGACAGATACCGGGCGCCGCTTGCAGTAACCGAATAGTTCAAGTCCTGCTCGTCGTCAAACGCCCCGGCGTCAGTCAACGCGGCGAAGCCCTCGATCGCTTCGAGCAGCGTGCGGTAGACGCCGGGCTCGGCGTCTAGTGTCAACACGCCGTTCTTGAGCCCCCGGCAATATCCGCCGGCCAGCCCGTTGAGCGTCCACCGCGCATTGGTCGACACCTGCACCGCAGGGAAGCCGCGCAGCTCGCGCTGGAACAGCCGCGCCAGAACAGGCTGGCCCTCGATGCTGGTGCCGCTGCGCTGGACGGGCACAGGTATCTTGGCGCACGCCTGGGTGACGCCGACGTTGCTGGCCCAATCGAAGTGCTTCGGCTCGCAGGCCACAGTCACCTTGCGGCCGGCAGTCATCTGCGCGGCGGCCACCATGTCGGGCATGTGCTCGGCTGGCGACCCTTCGCGCACCCAATCCTCGCGCACATAGAGCGCGCCGTCGCGGACATGGCACAGCGCGCCGGTCAACAGGTTGCGCTCGGCGCCCACGACGAGGAAGGGCGGGGCGCCGCCGATCGCGCCCATGTCCTCGACAACGTGGCGCGCGGAGAAGTGGTCGTGGATCGGTGCGCCGGGGCGGAGCCGCAGCGCGTAGGCGAGCGCGTTGGGGGCGTCGATGGACCCGGAGGGGAAGCGCCGTAGCTGTGCCATGAGGTCAGGGCAGTCCTTGGCGAAGGTGACGCGGCCTGAACGAAAGTAGGGCTGCAACCCTCTAATAAAATCAATCTTCCCCTTCGGCGCGCGGATTGCGCGGAAAGGAATAGATTGCCCCCGTCGAGCCTGCTCGGAGCGGATGGGCTGCAGCAGAAACTCGTTGAGGCCGTCCTCTTCAACTCCGATCCAGACGGGCGGCAGGTCTTGGTTCAGTCCGACGTCGAACATCGAGGATACGATCTCGTCGGGCAGCAGCTTGCGCGCCCATGAGTCCCAGATGACCAAGCGGTCAGCGCCGGTCCACGACCAGCTTGCGAACCCCGTGGTGGCCGATCCCTTGTTCACCGTGCGCGCCGGGTCGAACATGGCATAGACGGCCTGCCATGTCCTGACCTGTGGCTCGACGGTCATAGGATACTCGGAGAAGGTGTGCTCGCCCTTTCGGATGATCTGACACAGATACTCCCGCTCGAAGTCGTCGATCATGCCCTGCTCGGCCAGCTCGTCGCGCTTGGCGTCGATCCACGACAGCGGGTAGCGGTCGGCCCACGAAGACTTGCGCTCGCCGTTCTGGTCGAGGTACTCGATCGGGTAGACCTTGGATTTCCAGCCCTTGGCGTTGAGGAGACGCACGGCCAGCGCGTCGGGGGCAAGCGGAGTGGCCGCCACGCGCACCAGCGCGTTGACGTCGCAGGCGGGCAGCAGCTCGCCGAAGAACCAGCGGCGCACCTTCATGATCCGCTTTTCGTCGGCAACGCTTTCGTTGTTCTCCGCGTCGTCGACGAACACCGCGTCGGGCCGCATCTCCTCGAACTTGGTCCCGCGCAGCGCCTGCCCGCGCCCAATTGCCAGCAGTCGCACTCCGGCGCTCGTGACGATCTCGCCGTCTGACCATGTCGGGCCGACGAGGTTGCCGAAGACCTCCTGAAGCTTTTCGTTGGTCTCCATCTCGTGTCGGATGGTGTGGAGGCGCTCGCAGGCACGGTCGTAGGTCTCGCCCACCAGCAGGCCGTTCTTGAACTCGCGGAAGCCCGCGAGCAGCGTCAGGGCCTCTTCTGCGACGGTGGACTTGGCCGAGCCGCGAAAGGCCATGACCAGCAGGCGCGGCACCCCGACGTTGTGCCAGTCGCGGATCATCGCCTCGTGGAAGGCTTGGGTGCGGCTGCTGTGCCTGTGGTTGAACAGGATGCGATGGGCCAGCACGCGGTCTTCGTACAACCGCTTGAACAGTTGGGCGTGCTGGTCGTCGGGGGTCATGCCGTCGCGCGGAGCAGCGCGGCGTGCGCGACGGACGCCAGCCCGATCGCTTCGAGCTGGGAGAGGTTGATCGGCTGGACGGTGGTCTGCGTCGCGCCTGACAGGATCATAACGCACTTGTCGTGGTGGATCACGCCGCGCTCCAGCATGTCCGCGACGCCGCGCAAGTAGGTGACGAGGTTCATGCAGGGCGCAGCCGCGTCTACGGGCTCGACCTTGGCGCCGTGGATGGTGAGGACGTCAGCCATCAGATTTCCTCCCAGTCAAAGCGATCTTTCAGCATCTGGTGCCACGCCTTGCCGCGTGATGGCGCGGTGATGAAAGCGGTGTAGGCGGAGCGCGGAACCTCGGCGCTGAACGTCTTTCCATCGGTGAAGGTCACTTCGAGCGTCGAAGTGTCGTGGTCGTAGCTGGTCTGTTCGATGAAGCTGCTGCGCTGCTGGATGACTTCTGCCAAGGTTCCCTCCCTACGGCTGCGAGTATAGTTTGGCCTCTGCGGCCCTGCGGCGTTCAAGCCCCAGAACCGCGACGCCCGCGTCGTGTACCCAGAGCCCAAACTGGGCCGCCGCCCCGGCGTAGTCCCCGGCGTTGTGCAGCTTCAGCAGCGTCGAGGCTTCCAGCCTGCCGTCACCGAGGTTGAAAACAAAGTCCACCAAGGCGTCGAACTGGTTCTGCGTCGCGGCGTTGCACAGGTGGTTCACCTCAAGCACCGCGCCCGCGATATCCGCGAGGAAGAAGGACTCTGCGACCTCTCGCGAGATCGTCTGCCCCTTCTTGACCCGCTGCGTGTGCCCCCAGCCGATCGTCCAGACACCTCCGCCGTCTTGGTACGAGGTGAGCCGCAAACCCTCGAAGCTCTTGGTCAGAGCCTCGCCGGCGGGGCTTTGCTTAAGCGGCGGGTTGAGCGGCATCGGTCGCCACGGGCTCAACCGGAGCAACAGGCTCGACCGGAGCAACAGGCTCAACCGGAGCAACAGGCTCAACCGGAGCAACAGGCTCAACCGGAGCAACTGGAGCAACAGGCTCAACTGGCGCGTCAAGCTGGGCTTCGAGCCCGCCGAGCAGGGCGTTGAGTGCGTCCCATTCGGCCTGCGTGGGGCTGCGGTTCTCGGCGACCATCGCCTTGAGCGCGGCGGTGTGCGCCTCGATCATCGCGATAGCCTGCGCCCCCTGGGCGAAGAGCCCGGGAAGCGCGGAGAGCAGTTGCAGCGCGAAAGGAACGATCCCGCCCATGTCACTTCACCTTCAAGGTTGCGGCAAGCGCGACGAACGCTTGCACGGTGTTGACCGCGTCGGTCACGACTGCGGCGCTGACCAGCCCGTGCTGCACGGCGCTCTGCGCGGTATTCAGGGCCTCACTGGCCGCGCGGGCCGCGTACTGCAAGCGGATCACGGTGGCGTCATCGTGGCAGAGCACGACCCCCGCGCCGCAGAGGGGCAGGCCCCGGTAGGCCACAGCGGCCTGCAAGGCCACGGCGTAGTTGCTCTCGGCCTGGTAGACGGTTTGCGCGTCGCCCTGCGGCGTGCCGGGATGTACCCCGGCGACACAGCCGGACAGCGCGGCGGCCAGCATCAATCCGAGATAGCGTTTCATGGCTGCGCCCCAAAGGGGCCGGGGCTCGTCAGGGGCTGAGGGCCCTCGGTAGCCACGGCGGAAGTAGTAACCCCCGGCGACGCGGCGGGGGAGGGCTCCACCACGTCAGCCGGGGGAGCCTGCGCCGTGGGCGTGGCCGGCGCGGCTGCGGTGAGTTCGGCCACGGCGAGCGACGAAGCCACCTGCGCCATGTGCGCGACCAATGTGGGGGAGACGCCCTGCGCCCTGAACTGCTGCACCACGCCGAGCGCCGCGTCGAGGTCGGACGCGGGGGCCGCGTCGAGGAGCTTGCTGAGCAGCTTGGACTTCTCGGCCAGCGCCCAGATCGCCGAGGCGGCGAGCAGCGAGCCGGACAGCGCCCATGCGGCGAGCGAGTTGCCGGTGGCGGTCATGCCCTTGGCGGCCAGCAGGCCAGCGGCAAGGGTGATGCCTTGCCGGATGAGCGGCGTGGCGGCGTTGACGAAGTCGTCTTTGGTCATGGGGTCCCTCCAGCGTTCGGGGGCTTGTGCCCGGATGCCGGGGAGGTGTCAAGGCGTTTGGTTTGCCGAGGAGGCGGGGCGGTGCTTAGCCGTTCGGCTAAGGAATTGAAAAAGTTGGACGGTTTTTAGGTGAGGGCTTCAAAAGTTTTCCCCCGGGGAGCCTCCCCCCCGTTTCCCAAGGTCTGAGCCGAGGAGCCAGAAAGCCTTATAGTTCAAGGGCTTAGATGCCAGTGGGAGGGCCTGGGAGGCTATGATATAATATATCATCACCTGATAGGGGGCTGACAGCCTGCGAGCGCTAAGCCCCTGAACCTAAGCATCGGGGAGGGGGCGGCCAGGCGAGGGAGGGGCCAGCCCGATAGCTAGAGAGGCCATGCAGAGGGCGGGGCCGCCCCACAAATACCGGTTCTGATCTCGCTGGAATGCTGCTGTCATACCCCTTCCCCCTCAAAGAGGGGGAAGGGGTTACATCAGCAGACAGCATCGCCCTTGCGGCAAAAAAAAATACATCGCGGTGCACAACTACAACACATCACATACATCTCGTAGCGCTATACAGGGGTTTACATCGCGGCACATCGGGTGCACACCCCCGAAACGCCGCGACGCTGGATCGCGACGCTTTGGAGATGCAGAGATGACATTGAAACAGATAGCCCTGACCCTTGGCTTCGCTGTCACTGAGACAGATACGGACGACATCACGGCCATTGAAGCGAGGCATCCCGGCGGCGCGCTGGTGCGCACGTGGCAGATGGCGTCCAACCCCGCGCGCCCCGCGCGCATGGTGCAGTTGGATGCGCCCCTCGGAGAACACGTGCCCCACGCCATGCGGCTGTCACTAGGCCAGCTTGGCGGGTCAACCCCTGAGCGGGTCACAGTGACCGTGGGCGGCACCGCGTCGCAAGAGCATACGTGGCGTCAGGCGTTGGCGTTGGCCAAGAGTGGGGCATGGGGCTTCTACACCCCGCCCTCAAAGGCCGCTAGGTGGGGAATGGAAGACGCGGGCGCACGGCGCTTATGTTTGCAGCTACGCCAGATGCTGAGTGAGCTTACCGACGCGGCTAGTCTCGAATGCGTGACGCCTGAATTGCTGGCACGCTGCGCCGAGATGCTCAGCATCACAGGCCCCGGGCGCGTCCCGGCGCAAGAGCGCAGCGCGCCCCGGCGCAAACAGCCAGCAAAATACGGCGTATTCCTCGCTGCGCTCGAGGGCGTCCGGATCGAGACATACAAGGAGCGTGGCGACCCGGTGCCGCGCGACGAGGTGCGCCGGTGCTTCACTCCGCTGGCTGGCATCGCCGATCGAGGCAACTGCACTCGCGTGTTCGAATCCTGCCTTGCGTATGCGATGGACACCGGCGCGGCCACCATGGCCAAGGGCATGATACGAGAGGCTTGCGTTAGCCCTACGGCTTGACATTACTAGCCATAGGACTAGAAGGGGTTTTGTAAGTGATTCGCAACGGAGGAAAGACAATGAAAGCTAAGACTGGAACCGTGACGCTTTTTATGCCCGAATACAAGGCAACGTCCTTGCGGCCTGCCATGCCCGAGGCGCGGCCTGTTGTGCCCGCGACGATTATCGCGGGCTTTGCCCTGCATCGCAGTGTTAACCGCGACGGGAACGAGGAGAGCCCCGCCCGCTGGACCCTGACGCACGTTGCCAGCGGGGCCAGCGTCAACAGCCTGTTGCCCCCCGGGCGGCCCCGTGACGGCAAAGCCAGCCGTGCCGCCTATGTCGCGTTCCTGAAAAACTTGGCAACGCTTGAAGTCTATCAGGCCTGGGAGCGCATTATGTCGACTGCGCCGTTTGGCACGGGCACGCCTTCGACAATGGGCGGGCGCTGCGTTGACCTGTCGCGCGAACTGGCCGCGCGGGCGCGTGAGATTGGCCCCGTGCATTTTGGCACGGCGCGCGAACTGTGAGGGTTGGCGCATGATCTTCCGCACTCTACTGGCCTTCGCCGCCATGTTCGCTGCCATCGCCTTTGTGCAATGGCTGGACGCGCAAGCCTGCCAGGGCGATCAACGCTGCATCGACGCATTACGATAGGAGACTGATACAATGGCTGACGCAAGATTCACACCTTCGAGCTTCGGCGGGGGCTGGCTTGTGCCCCTGTCCGAAGAATTTCTGGAGACCTACACACGCGCCTTTGAGGAAGAGCCCGTGCCTCTTGAACCGCTGAACGGGGAGGTGGGCTGGATCGTCGAGCCCGCCGCGCTGTATGACCTGCTTGCCGATATCAGGTGCGACGGCTTCGAACTGCTGCTGGCCTAGCGTTTCCATCGGGACGGTAATGCCCGCCGCCCCCTTGGTAACTTTAGGAGGAAAGAACATGGTTACGAATGCACCAGTCGAGAGCAAAGAGCGTTACGAAGCCGCGCCTAATATCTATAAGCGCGGGCGCGGCGATTATGCTGCTATACGAGACCTTGCCAGCGATCCGTCGCAGATCGCCGCCGATGTTGGCGAAGAAGAATATTCCGAGATGTTGGGTTGCGTGCCTCCCGTCTATCTGCCCGGCGTGCCTGGCTTCCTTGTCGGGGAAGCGATTACTGGCGATGAACGCGGCACGGTATATGCCAACTATTTCCAGTCGCGGGACGGCCTGTTTTGCGCTCGATATTATTGCGCGCCCCACGCGGACTGACTTGATCCCCCGGACCTCTGGCGCGGGTGAGCGCGCCGGGGGCGAGGATGGCTTAAGAAGGGACAACGAGACATGACCAAAAAATATGAGTTCACCGGGGAAACGCGCGGCTACTACGGGCGCACACTCCACCGCATCCGCGCGTTAATCGACATTGAGGACATCGGGCTAACCGCTGGCCAACTCGGCGGCTGGATCGAAACGGAGGCTAACCTTTTGCAGTCTGGCACCGGATGGGTTTACGATCAGGCCATCGTTTGCGGTGGAGGCACCATCGAGGGCGGCACCATCATGGGCGGCACCATCAGGGGCGGCACCATCAGGGGCGGCACCATCAGGGGCGGCACCATCGAGGGCGGCACCATCATGGGCGGCACCATCAAAACCTCCGCCGACTATGGCGCCTATATCCAAGTGGGCTCGGAAGAGGGTGTTTTGACGTGGACGCGGAACGACGACGGGGAGGGAATAACGCTCAATCGCGGGTGCTTCTCGGGCACGCTGGATGCATTTTCCGAAGCTGTCGAGAAGCGGCACGGGGACAGCACGATCGGGCGAGAATATAGGCTGTTGATTGAGTTCATCCGCCTGCGGTCGAGCAAGGAAGCCTAGCCCCTCCATAGGGCAGGGAAGCCTAGCCCCTCCATAGGGCAGGGAAGCCTAGCCCCTCCATAGGGCAGGGAAGGGACACCCCTGCCTCTTGGTGGCGTTAGGTGCCAATTTGAAGGGAATTGAGCATGAAAACCAAAGACCCTGCCACGTTGCGGGCGACGATCAAAGCCGACCGGGCGTTCCTCGTATGAGTCGCCTGCCCCCGGAAGCCTTCGCCATTCTGGCCTTGCTAGGTTTTGCCTGCCTGTCAGCGATGCTTGCGCTGTGCGCCGCCCCGCTCCGTTAAAGGATACCCCGAATGAACCCCCCCGTTGAAACCCTGCCAGCCGCTCTGATTGAGCGGCTGGCCGCCTGCATCCCGGGCAACAAGAATGATATCGCCTCAATCGAGATGATCCTGGACCTCGAAGGCTATGACACCACAGACCCCGCCTGGGTGAAGGCGTGCCGCAAGCGCGCCGCCTGGGTGATCCGCGACGAGCGGGCCAGCTATGGCGCGCTGGCCACCTTCATCAACGCGCGCATGACCAACGAGGAAATTGGTAAGGAGATCGGCTTGCCGAAGTCTACTGTGCAGGCGATGGGTGCGGGCCGCGTGCCCGAACGATACACGCCCGCGCAGCGCGCAGCTTTCCACAAACTGCTTGATTTTGCCGAGGGGCAGATACGCGAAGCGCGGGGCCTGCTTGGGCAGTAATCGTAAAACCCGATCAATCTTTGCGGATTGACCGGGTTTTTCGTTTTGTGAAACGCCGCGAAAGCTGCCAAACAAGGCGAAGTGATTCGGGAGGAACCGGAATGTCTTTTGCGCTTACCCTCGCCCAAGTGGGCGAACTTAACCCCCGCGCGGGCAGGCACGCCTCCGCGCTCAATCACCTGCCCGCTGATGCGGCGATCACCGCCCCGCAGGCACTCGCGGCGGGCTGCACTTTCGCCGAACTCGTTTGGCTGGTGTGCGCGCGGGCGCGTAAAGACCCCGCCGTCGAGCGCAGCGTACGGTTGTGGCTTGCGGATTGCGCCGCGCACGTCCTGCCCGTTTTTTACAAAGCGGCCCCCACCGATCTCCGCCCCGCGCAAGCGATCGAGGCGGCTCGATCCTTCGCCAACGGCAAAATACCGGCCGCTGCTCGGGCCGCTGCTTGGGCCGCTGCTCGGGCCGCTGCTCGGGCCGCTGCTCGGGCCGCTGCTTGGGCCGCTGCGGAGGACGCTGCGGAGGACGCTGCTCGGGCCGCTGCTTGGGCCGCTGCTTGGGCCGCTGCTTGGGCCGCTGCTCGGGCCGCTGCTCGGGCCGCTGATCGGGCCGCTGCTTGGGCCGCTGTTTGGGCCGCTGCTCGGGCCGCTGCTGGGGACGCTGCGGGGGCCGCTGCGGGGGCCGCTGCTGGGGACGCTGAAAGAGTTTGGCAGTTAGACCGGCTCATTATGTGGCTTTCCGACGTGGAACCTGAAGTGCTCGCGCTGCCGGAGCCGGGCGCGTGACCCAAGTACTTTTGGCAATTGACCCCGGCAAGACCGGCGCCATCGCGATTTTCCGCGAGAGGCACTTGGTGGCCATCGGCGCGGCCACGGCAAGGGCGTTCGTCGTGAGGCTTTGGGACCTGCCCGGCGCGCGCGTCGTGATTGAGCAAGTCAACGGCGTGCCGGGCCAGTCCGGCCCCGCCAGTTTTAACTTCGGCAAGGCTTACGGCGAGCTGCTAGGGGTGTGCATCGCGCTCGATGTCGAGCCTGTGCTGATCCGCCCGACAGACTGGAAAGCTGGTTTGGGGCTGCGCCGCGAGTTCGGCGAGAGCAACGCCAGTTTCAAGCGCAAGTCTCTGGTGATGGCGCGTGAGCTTTGGCCGCAGTACGCCAAGAGCTTCTTCGCGCGGTCCAAGGATGACGGCGCGGCAGAGGCTGCGCTGCTTGGGCGCTACGCCTTGACACAGGGGATCGTATGAGCAGCGGAGGCGACCACGGCGGCGGGATCGTGCTTCGGCACCGCGAGCGACTGGCCGCGCGGAAGAAGTTCACACGGCCAGACCTCGCCGCTGCGGCCATTGCGCGCCGCCACGATCTCGCGGAGCGCGTAGCGAACGGCGCGACGCCTGCAGAAGCGGGCAGGGACATGGGTCTGAACGCCGAGGTTGTGCGCCGGATGTGGGTGGAAATCTGCCGGGGTCTGGGTGAAAGCGTGCGGCCGTGACAGCCTACTATAACGAGCATGATCCTTACGCCGCCGAATGGCTGCGCCGTTTGATCCTGAATGGCCACATTGCGCCCGGTGACGTTGACGAAAGCGACATACGAGATGTTCGACCCGACGACCTCAAAGGCTACACCCAATGCCACTTCTTCGCCGGAATCGGCGTGTGGAGCCACGCCTTGCGCCGCGCCGGGTGGCCCGATGATTGGCCAATCTGGACAGGTTCCTGCCCATGTCAACCTTTCAGCGCGGCGGGCGCAAGAGCTGGGTTTGCTGACGAGCGGCACCTATGGCCGGCCTTTAACCACCTTATCGGCGAGTGCCGCCCTCCAATCATCGTTGGAGAGCAAGTTGAAAACGCAGGCGACTGGCTCGATCTTGTATCGACTGACCTGGAAGCACAAGGTTACGCCTTCGGGGCGGCGTTTCTGCCTGCTGCGGGCTTCGGCGGCGCGCATATCCGATCCCGCAGTTACTGGATGGCCTACCATCGTGGCGACGGACGCGATCAAACAAGGACAAGTGTCGCCGCGCCCGGGCGCGATGGGTTTGAGCGAGACGGCACCTTTGGCGGGATGGACGACCACCAACACGGCAGACGCCAAAAAGGCGACGGAATCGCGGGACAGGCCGCGCGGCGTGACGATGCCGGAGCAGGCGCAGTTGTCGAGCTGGGCGACGGCGAGCAGCCGCGATTGGAAGGACACGCCGGGCATGGCGACCGAGGCGACCAACCCGGACGGATCGGAGCGGACAAGGCTCGACCAGTTGCCCAGGCAAGCGACGCTGGCCGGTTGGACGACACCCCAAGCGCACGACACGCAGGGACGCAGCAAGACCCAGAAGGCGATTCACGGCACGAAGCACGGCTGCGCGTGCTTGGCGTTGGACGCGGACCTGACGCACTGGACGACGGACGACGGCCCAGCGCGCCTATGCTCGGACGGAACTCTGCTGACTGGCTGTTCTGCCGGGATGGCAAGTGGCGGCCGGTTGAACCCGGCACATCCCCGCTGGTTGATGAGACTCCCGCCCGAGTGGGACGCTTGCGCGCCTTCGGCAATGCCCTCGATGCTGAAACGGCAACGCGGTTCCTCGAAGCGGTGATGGCAAGCCTGTGAACGACCCCCTCTTCCCCTACCAAATTGAAGGCGCCGCGTTTATCGCCGCGCGCCCCCGCGCAGGGCTGTTCGACGCCCCCGGCTTGGGCAAGACTGCCCAGGCGATCCGCGCAATGGACGAAGCCGGGCTGGTGCGCGGCATCATCGTTTGCCCCGCCAGTGTGCGCAACGTCTGGCCGGGCGAGTTCCGCAAGTGGTCGCGCACCCCGCGCAAAGTGCTCAAAGGGCTGACCAACGACGATCTGAACCTGTGGCTGCGCGAGCGCGTCGACGTGCTAGTGGTCAGTTATGAGGGTGCGAGCAAGTGGCACAACGAGTTGCAGCGCGACCTGCGCGACTTCACGATCTTCGACGAGTTCCACGCGCTCAAGAATATTGGGAGCAACCGCACCCGCCGCGCGCTCGGCTCTGACGGCTCGGGGGCGCACGGATATGCGCGCTACGGCGCCTACACATGGGCGCTCACGGGCACCCCGATGGCGAATGACCCCTCAGACATCTGGACATTCCTGCGCTACGTCGGCGGCACGCCGCTATCGTTCAAGAACTTCACCACGCGCTACTTTATCCAGATCAACAGCGGCATGAGCACCAGCTACAGGCCACGCCGCGACACGCTGCCCGAACTGAAAGAGATTCTGGCGCGCTATTCGATCCGCCGCACCGTTGAGCAAGTCGGCATCGAACTGCCGCCGCTGTGGATCACCACGCAGGAGATCGAGGGCTCGACGGCAGAGATCAACGCGCTACTGGCCGCGCACCCCGGTTTGGACACCGCAATCACGTCGGCGATCGAGAAGGGCGGGCTACAAAAGCTGGACGAGCTGGCCGGGCACGTCACGACGCTGCGCCGTCTGGTGGGCGAGGCCAAGGCGCCGGTCTACGCGCGGCAGTTGATCGAAGAACTGAACGGCGGCAAGGACAAGGTCGTCGTGTTCTGCGCCCACAAGCGCCCGGTCGAGATTCTGTGCGAGGCGCTGCGCCATCACGGTGTCGGTTTCGTCAAGATCGACGGCTCGGTTGGCGACAAATCCAGAGGCGAAGCTGTCGAGGCGTTCCAGACTAACCCGGCGGTCAAGGTGTTCATCGGCAACATCATCGCCGCCGGGACGGGCATCACCCTGACCGCTGCGCCGTATCTGGACATGCTCGAAATGAGTTGGAGTCCCGCTGACAACGCCCAAGCGTTAAAGCGCGTCCACCGCATCGGCCAGACGCAGCACACAAATGTGCGCTTCATCAGCCTTGCAAAATCCATCGACGAGCAGGTTTCGGAAGTGGTTGCGCGGAAGACCCGGGCGATCGTTGACGTACAAGGGGGCGAGATATGAGCCGGGCATATGGGGAAGTTGTCGGCGCTGACCTCGAAGACGCGCAGCGCCGCGCGGAGACGCGGTGGGCGCCTTGGGCCGATGTCGGGATGTTGTGGCGCGTTGAGGCCGTCCGGTATTCGGCCTGCGAGCTGACCGTGTCGGGCGGCGAGTACTACTTCACCACGGAGCCCCGGCTTGAGATTTTCGGTGAAGAGGTCGGCAAGTGGACGCCTTGCGGCGCGCGGCTGCGCTATTCCGGGCGCTGGGTCGACTTGCGGGACGGGGCCAAGCAGTACGCCAGCCGCACTGTCGCTGAGGCTGTGGCGCAGTTCGCGCGGCGCCGCAAAGGCCAGCTTTATATTCTCGCGCGGCAGACGCGTCGCGCGCAAGAAGACCTGTCGCTAACGACCGTGTTTAACCAAGGAGGAAGAAATGCATATCAAGTTGGAGATTAATGCCGAGAGCGTCGAAGAGTTCGATGCAGCGGTGGCGCGGTTCTCACCGGGTCGCATCGCGGCCCCGGTGCGCGAACCGCAAGACGCGCGGGGGTCGACTGCCGCCGAAGCAGAAACCCCCTTGGACCCGCCGGCGACGAAGACGCGCCAGCGCAAGCCGAAAGACGAGCCGGCCCCCGATGCCGGCTCTTCGACCGCGCCGGATGCTTCGACCCCAAGTGCCCAAACCGAATCCGAGACGGCTTCTGACGAGCACCCCATGCTCGCCCCGAAGACCTTGGCCGAGGTCAAGGCGCTGGGGAACAAGAAGGTGGGTGAACTCGGCGCCGGGCCGGTCCAGCAGGCGCTGGCCGATAACTTTGGCGTTAAGGCGTTCGGCGGGCTGGACCCTGCCGACTACGACCGCGCCTACGCCGTGCTGGACGTGTTGAAATGAAGCACTCACCCTTCGGCGGATCGGCGGCCAGCCGGTTCATGGCCTGCCCCGGGAGCATTGCGCTCTCGGGGCGGGCGCCCCCCGAACGCTCCAGCCCCTACGCAGAGGAAGGCACCTTCGCCCACGCGGTCGCCGCCGAGGCGCTGGAAACCAGCGCGCGGTCGACTACAGCGGCCATTGGCAAGATGCTCGCGTTCCGCGACCACGGCGAAAGCAAGACGCGCGAGGTCACCGCAGAGATCAGCAAGGCGGTGGACGTCTACCTCGAAGCGGTGTGGGATGAGTTTGACCTCGACCCCGACGCGGAGATCGAGGTCGAGCAGGGCTTTGCCTTGGAAATCGAAGCGGCAGAGCCCGGCGAGGTGTTCGGCACGAACGACGCGCTGATCTACAGCCCGGCGCGGCGCAAGCTGACGATCTTCGACTACAAGCATGGCGCGGGTGTCCTGGTCGACGTCGAGGACAACACCCAGCTCAAGTTCTACGCGATTGGCGCCATGCAGGGGCACCCCGACTGGGACGTGCGCGAGATCGAACTGGTGATCGTCCAGCCGCGCGCCTTCTCGGCTGGCGGCGACGGGGTTAAGCGGTGGTCGCTGCCGATGGCGGAGGTTATCGAGTTCCCCTACGAATTGAACGAAGCGGTGGCGGCGTGCAAAGCGCCAGACGCGCCGCTGGCGGCGGGGGACCATTGCCGCTGGTGCCCGGCCAGCGCAATCTGCACCGCACGCGAGCAGGCCTTCGTCGCCGCAGTGCGCGAAGACTTCGCAGGCGTCGACCTGATCGGCATCGAGCCAGTGGCACTGGCGATCGATCCCGCGTCTCTGGATTTCGACCACATGGCCGAGCTGGTCGCAGCTTATGATCGTCTTGGGCCGTGGGTTTCATCGATGCGGACGGCCATGGACGAACACCTGCTGGCCGGCGGAAGCGTCAGGGGGTGGAAGGTTGTCGAGCAGGTCGGGCGGCGCGCATGGACCGTGGGCGACCAAGAGATCGCGGACTACCTCGAACTCATGTACGACGTGCCCGGGGACGAATTGCGGCCCCGTAAACTGGTGACGATCACCGACGCGAAGAAGCTGCTCAAGACCTACGTTGGCAAGGGGGAATACGCCGAAGCCGAGCGGGACATGACACTCAAGTTCACCATCAAAGAATCGAAGGGGCTGACCACGGCCCCGGAGAGCGACCGCCGGGCGGCAATATCGCCGGTCGCCGCAGAGTTTGGCTCTGTGATGCTCGGAAATGAAAGCGACTGACATGACACTGATGGCCGATACCAACATGACCGACGAATGGATCAGGAAGGCGTGCGAGCGCAATCCGATCCGCGTTCTGGACAGCGGCAACATTCTGCTCTGCCCGACGCGCGGCTCGTTTCTAAACCTGTTCGAGCGGTCTCGCCCGATCCCGCCAGCCACCGAAGGCAGCTATGGCGGCAACCTGATCTTCCCGACCTGCGCTGACCTGTCGGTGCTTGAGCAGGCGGTGGTCGACGTTCTGAAAGAGAAGTGCCCCGACGCGCTCTCGGCGGACCCCAAGAAGCGGGTGAAGGTGAAAAGCCCGTTCAAGGACCAGGGCGATATGCTCAAGTACGAAGGCTACGTTGAAGGGGGGAAGTTCATCTCCGCCACCAGCAAGAAGAACCGCCCGACCTTGGTCGACGCGCGCCAGCAAATCGTCACCGACGAAACGCTGGTCTACCCTGGTGTATGGGTGGTCTGCACCGTGCGGCCCTTCTGGTACGACAAGGGCGTCAACAAGGGCGTGTCGTTCGGGCTGCAAAGCGTGATGCTCGTTGCCGATGACAAGAACCTTGGCGGCGGTGGCGGCGGAAACATCGCCGCAGACTTCGCGGGCGTCAACATCGACGCCGGCGACGTCGACACCACCGGCCTGTTTGACTGACAACCTCTGTGCGCCGCTTCGGCGGCGCACAGTTTTCCGAGGAGGGAAAGATGACCAAGGAAGAACTGGCGGTTGCAAAAATGGTGTCCGACGCTGCGAACCATCCTGATCGAGAGGTGCGTCGGCTCGCCATAGTCGACGAGAGCGTGCTCCTCGACCGGATCAAGCTGGCCGGGTTCGAGCTGCGGGGCGACAAG